GTCCTACTTTTCCTCCTGCTTTTCCTAATCCAGCAGCCCCCGTTAACTGGGCCAAAAATGCTGGTATTGAACCAATTCCACTATAATGGTCTCTGTACTGTTTCGCTGCTTGTGGTGTCCATCCTAACTGACTTTGTACACCTAAAAGTGTAGGAGCTATCATTTTTGGGGGAGTAGCTAATGCAGCAATAGGATGTTTAGTTAAAATATCTAAAGCTTCTTTTCCTGCTTCCTCCCAGCTCATTGGGTCTTTTTTGTCTTTATTTTCCAATAAAGATTTTAAATCTCCTCTTGTAAAACGATAAGAAGAGGATACAGATTCTTGTAATTTTATTAAAGTTTCTGGTTTCATTTTAATTTCTTTAAGAAATCTTCAAAAAGTCGTATAGCTTTAGATTCTAAATTTCTAGTAGATGTTCTTTTAATTTCTGTTTGGTATTCTTCTATTTGTCGTTCTACAAGAATTCCGTTATCCCAGATCCATTCTTTGCCTTCCATAATACCGTTAACAAACGCATTAGGAGCAGAAGGATCAGCAACAATATCTACAGCTGAAAGCATGAAATCTGGTTGAACTTCATTATATCCGTTTCGAGCCTTTAATGAACCCATACCACGAGTAGAAACTCCCAAGCGAGCACCTTCGTTAATAAGATTTTTTACAATTTCTCCCATAGGAGTGCTCATAACTTTAGCTTTACCGTATACATCAGATCCATTGCAATTTAACTCTTTAATAATTATTGCAACACGATCTAAGTTTACTGTTGGTCCTGCTGGGTGATTTAATTCACCAAATGCTCGACTATTTGCAACATACTCTTTATTGTAACGAGTTACTTCGTTTAACAGAATATTTTTAGGATACACTCTTTTATTTCGGTTGAGGGTATCTGCCTGCATAAAGGTTCCCTCAATGAAATAATTTTTACCACCATCAGCGGCAGCTTCAGTTAAGAATTCTACTTGTTCAACTGTTTCTGTTATTAGTTTCATCAGTCTTGCTCTTCTTCTGTTTCTTCTTCATCTTCCTCTGCGTCTTCGTCTTCGGTTTCACCTTCTTCTTCTTCCTCAGATTGCTCCTCGTCCTCTTCCACATCTTCTTCATCTTCTCCCTCAGCTTCTTCAGCTGCTTTTTTCATTGGTTCTTCAGTATCACCGTCGCCGTCTAGATCCAAGAAATCTGGCTTTGCGGCCTCAAACACAGAAGGAGCATACTCTTCAAATTTATCTGATAACGCTGAATTTAGTTTTTCATTTAGTGTTTCTTTAATAAAATCTTGAGCCTTTGCTAAATTCTCATCGACAACAAGACTTATAAACTTTTTTAGATTGTTTTCCATTTTTTATTCCTTACCTTTATTTTCATTCTTTGCTAAATTCAGAACCCGGTTAAAAGATTGTTTAGATTCTGATAATAGTTTCAATAATCTTTCCTTGTTAATACTATTTAGTTTTTCGTATAATTTACTTACTAGCTGTTTTTCTGATTCATTTAATATTCCTATATTTCCGTCTTTAAGATAATATGCATTTTCTGGTATAAATTTAGGTGTCGTATTTTCTTTAATAATGGGGTCAATATTTTTTTGTATTTGAGGCTCAGAAACAGCCGATTCTTCTCCCGATTCCAACAAAGCTTCTGACTCGTTTTTATACAATTTTTCCATTAAAATTGAAGTTCTATGCTCCAATTCTTCTTTCATTACAGTTTTGAATTGGTCAGTTTTTCCTCTTAAAATCATTTCTACCAGTCTTACTACAGTATTCATTGTGGTTCTTCCGTTTCTCCTTCGGGTGATTCAGATTCTTCTGGTTCTTCTGGGGATTCGCCAGATAACATTCGTTGATACTGTTCTGCTTCTTCAGCTTCTAGTTGTTTTTGCATTTCTCTGTTAATTTGAGCATCAATTTCTAGAATTTCTTCGTCTCCCTGTTTTAACATATGCTTTCTAACGTACTCTTTAGAAAAGAATTGACCAATATAAGGGGTGACGGCTGCAATAATATCTAAACGTTCTCGTAAAATATCGTTATTTTTTAGTTCTGTGAAATAAGAATCGTTATTAAATCGGAAAGTAATATCGTGACTTACACGATTCCAATCTTCTTCAGACATTAAGCCTTTTAATATTACTTGTGTTTTAAGAAGATCTATGAAAAAAGAACTAAATCTTTGTCTTAAACGATCAATAAACTTGTTAAATTTAACTTCATCTCTGGTAATTTCTGCGGATCTTCCCATGTTAAATCCGGTATCAGGCATCATTCGTGAAAGTGGAACACCTAATGCTCGGTATAACTTTTGTAGAAGATACATCACATCTTCCATTTGTCCAAGATTTTGACCGCCATCTAAAGTACTGATTTCTGTTCCTCGGCCTCCTTCACGACGAGGCATCCAATAATCTTCCAACATGCTCATATGATTACGTTCATCTTTAATTTCTCCGGTTTTAGGATCGTAAATAACTTTATTACGATACCTGTTCATAATTTCTCGGAGATACTGTTCTGCTTTTTGTTTTGGTAAATTACCAACATCTACGTAAAATATACGACGTTCTGGAGCACGAGATATACGATAAATTGCAACAGCATCTTCTATCTGTCGAAGAAGATTTAGGGGACGTACTGCTTTTTGTAGATATCCTACAACTCGTTTGGTTGCTGAATCTATAATACCAGAATGAACATAAGAAATTGTATCAGGTGATATTTTCCAGCCTGTAGATGATGTAGGAAATGCAGAATCTTTATCTGTGTCTGTATACACAAAGTATTCTTGAATATTTTTAATGGGAGAAAACGGACCCATTCCTCCGTAAATAGATTTATCTTTTTCTATTTTTCTGATTTTTTTTACTTTGATAGGATCTATAGGAACAAGCTCGGTTATACCTTTTCGTATATCGTTTTTGTCTATTTTCTTATAGTAATATAATTTAGAATCAATATACCATCGCCTAAAAATATCCGAAGCTCGGTTAGAAAAATCTAGTAAACGAAGTAAATGATTATACTCAGAATATATTTTTGTTTTAATTGTTTCTGAAAGATTTACGCGATCTAAATCTAGTTTTATAGGTTTTCTGTCTTGATCCATTACTATAGCTTCGTTCACAATATCTTCTATTGCGGCATCTACTTCAGGATAGAGCGCCATAGAACGATAGTGTTGAATCATCTGGTTTTCATCACGAACAGCACCAGAAAAATCAACAAACGTACCAAAAACTCCACCAGTTTCTAAAATGTAAGAACCATCATACGAATCAGGAGTAATAATTTCCTGTGTAGATTTTACATCTTCTTGTTTTTTCTTTCCTATACTAAATCCAAATAATTCAAATTCCATATAAATTTCACCTTCTATTATCAAAAGTATAATGACTGTATACTACAGTTACCGCAAAAGAACCTAAAAGATTGTCTTGATCCATATTTAATTCTATAGGACCAACCATTATTGGCCAACAATTATATAATTTAAAGCTTCGTATTGTTTGTGCTCCGTTTACATCTAATTGATCTACATTCCACACAGACGATGAAAAATGTCTATCCGGTCTTGTTGACCCGGATATATTTGTTGCATGAGCATTAATTTTTTCTTGCCAATCATGAAACGCACCGTAAATTGTTTTAGCACCAGGAACTCGTTTTTCGTTTGGATTTTCGTCTAGTACAACTATTTGCCAAGGTAGATAATTTCTGTCTCCAGGATAATTAACAGTTCTTCCGCGATAATTTACCGGTATAGCTCCTACTTGTGCTGAAGGTAAAGTTGCAGCTCGTATATGAAAATCATTAAATGAAGTCGATCTATTGTTTAAACCACCAATAGCACCAGTAATTCTAAATCGATTAGTTCTGGTGCCTCCACCAAATTTACTAATAAAATCTGTGATTGATTGACTCATTCTTATTTACTTCCTTTACGAAACGAATGCCTCAGAAGTTGTTGTGTTAGTAATTCTTATAACTAAAGTTTCTGCAGCGTACGTTGGATCTACATATACATCTAATACCAATTGATTTGCTGTTACTGTTGCTTCAGTATTATTGGTTTCATCGCAAACTAATCTATAAGAAGAAATGCCGTTTCCTCCTAGAATTGTTTCTAATATAGGTGTCGCTAAAGAAATCATTCGTTGACGAGTAGCGGCATCATTTATTTCAAATAGCAATTCTTCAGCCACACTTAATAATTGTTTACGAAGATAAACAATCATGCTTGTGGTGTTAATTCGGCTTAAAGCTCCACTAGAACCATTTGATGTT